CCGATGGAGCCGATGAACGACTTGGGATCAGACCCGTCGCCGCCGATGGTGAGCGCGGCCTCTACAAACTGGTTCTTGAGCAGCCTCAGGCTCGACTCGATGGTGGTAAATCGCTTCTGTGCCTCCTCGGACAGCGCGCCCGTACTGTTCTTGGCGGTGTCCATCTGCTCGCCGAGGAAGTCGTAGTTCTGCGCGAGCTTGAGGATCACGTCGCGGTCGCGGACGTTGGTAACGCCGAGCGCCACCAGAGCCTTCGCCGCGTCGACCTTGTTCAGATCCTTGATCGACTTGAGCATCTCGTCGAACAGGGTCATGCCTTCGCCCTGGTTCATCAGGCGTTGGGCCTTGGGAATGGCGATGCCGGTGAGCGTGGCGAACGCCTTGCCCTGCTTGTTTGCGAGCGCGATGTTGGTTCCGAGGTTGCCGAACAGCCGCGACAGCGCGCCGCCGCCGGCCTCGGGCCTGACGCCAAGCGAGGCGGTCGCCGACGCGAGCGCGAGGATCTCGTCGGTCGCGAGCCCGGCTTGGCGCCCTGTCGCGGCAAACCGCTGCGTGATGGCGATGATCTCGGTCTCGGTCGAGGCGCCCTTGTTGCCGAGGTTGACCAGCGTGTCGGCGAACGCGGTGTAGTCGTCGCCGGTCAGGTTGAGGACCGTGCCGATCTTGCCGAGCGCCGTAGACGCGGAGTCGGCCGACAGGTCGGTCGTCACGGCGAGCTGCGCGACGGTCTTGGTGAACGTCTCGATCGACCCGGCCTCGACGCCCAGCGCGCCGGCGGCCTCGCCGATGCGGGCGAGCTCCACGACCGACACCGGGATCTCCGTCGCCATGTCGCGGAACGACCGCTCCAACTTGTCGAACGACAGCCCGGCGGCCTCGAGGTCCTGCTCGTCGATGGTCTTCTTGATGCCCGAGAAGGCGTCGTCGACCTCGATGGCCGCGGCTGCGACGGCGACCAGCCCGAGCGCGACGATGCCGCCGACGCGGAGACCGGCCTTGCCGATGCCCTTGCCGATCTGGCCGACGCCCTTGGTGGCGCGGCCCATCCCCGTATCGAAGCGGCCCACGCTGCGGGTCATCCGATCGAGGCCGGTAGACAGGTTGTCTTTGAGCCCGATACGGACAGCTAGTTCCGCAGTCTCGGCGAGTGCCACGTTCTATCTCCCGCGGATGTTGCGCGCTGTGAGTTTGGCTTCTTCGTCCTCGCGTCGCTTCGCCTCGCGCATCTTGGAGCCGATGAACTCCTCGACGAGATACTGGCGGGCGAGCGCGTAGTTTTCCCAGTCCATCCGGTCAGGGCCGGACACCGCGGGCCACCCGAAGTGCCTGGCGATGGCTATTCGGACGACCCGGGTGTCGGTCGACGGGTGCGCGATGTCCCACGCCGAGTCGGACCAGTCGGCGACCTGGATGCCGCTGTCTGCTGGAAAGGGCGCATGACCGACTCCGAGTAGGTGTCAGACGCCGCGTCTCCAATGGGACGGGCGAGACTCCAATCGGTGAGGATGACCGACACGTCGAACGGGACCGGGTCGCCGTTCTCGTCGGTGAAGTTCCAGCCCGTGGCGCCGTGCTCGACGAACGTACGGAGCCACAGACGGGTGAGGCGGGCTGCGTCGCCCGCTGAGTCGTAGAGCTGCTGCTCGGCCAGGATGCCGCCCTCGAGCGAGAGCGTCGGGCTGAGGTAGACGATGTCGCCTTCGTCGGCGTGGGGGGTGTCAGGGCACGCGCAGTCGCGCACCCTGACGGCGATCTGTGTCGGCATGGTGAGCCTACCTTCTATTCGTACGATTATGCTTGACAACGTACGCGCGGCGCGTATACTGATATTACCACCAGAGAGGTGGACCACCTCCGGGGACCGGGGGCAGAGGGAGGGTCACGTGACCCACACCACCACCACCAGCACCGCCGTCAAGGCGGTCCCGGCCTCCGGCGCCGGAGCCCTCTCGGGCTTCGAGTTCCGGTGCGAGGCTTGCGCCGAAGTGGCGCGGTTCTCCTTCCGGTCCATGACGGAGGCCCACGCGGTGGCCCACGTCAACTACATGCTCCACAAGGAGCAGGGCCGCTAGGGCCTCCACCAGCACCAACGAACAAGGACCGGCCGAGGGGCCGGTTCTTTCGTTCTGCTAGAGCGCGGCGAGCGTGTTGATGACCTCGCACCGGAGGGCGTAGCCCAGCGTGGCGTCGTACTTGCCCCGATACGTGAGCTCGATGACTGAGTTGTTGCTGACCTCGGTGTCGGACCTGCTGACCAGCTCGGCGGCGAACCTGATCGAGTTGCTGTAGGGGATGGCGGTGCCGGCGATGATCTCGGTGCTCGTGGTCTTGATGTCGAAGTAGCGCACCGGGACCGGCGTATCGTCGAGGGTCTGCGCCTCGGCGATGGTCTGCGCCGTCTTGGCGAGCCGGACGACGAACTCGACCTCGCGCGGGCCGCGGCCGTAGCCGGCCAGGTTCCAGCCGACATTGGAGCCGTCCGCGTATCGCTTGCGGTCGAGGTTGTTGTTGACGGAGAAGGTGGCGCCGTGGACGGCGGTCGGGATGGGCGTGATGCCGATGGAGCCGGGCACGCTGTTCATGTGAATGACGGTGTGAGCTCCATACACCCACTGAGGCGTCGAGTCGACCTCGAGCGATGCGGTCAGCCCTGCGCCGAGGGTGGCCTTGGCGTAGTACAGGTTGGCCGAGATGTCGTAGGCCGACAGGTCGTCGGCGAACGCGACGTTCCAGTCGTTGATGACGCCGCCCGCCGCGACGATCGAGTCGGATGCGACGTCGTCGCTCCACTCGTCGGTCACGGTGTCGAAGGTGTCGGCGGTCAGGCTCGCGGCTTGGAATGTCCACGTCTTGGCGACCGCGCCGGTCGGCGTGATGCCGCCCATAACGCCGAGCGCGAAGATATAGGGCAAGTCGTCGAATGCCGTCTTGCCCTCCCACGATGCCGATACGTCGGTGGCGCCTGCGAAGGCGGCGAGCACGGGATCGAGCGAGCCGGTGTCAACGTCCGGCGTCGTCCGGTTGGGCTCGACGACGATCGAGCCCCGGTACGGCAGACGCCGCGTGGCGGGCGTGTTGGATGCGAAGGCGGTCTCCTGGCCGACCTGATGCCGGCGGAACCTGATGAAGCCCTGGATGGGCATGCGCTAATCCTCCTGCCCTTGCCGGGGCAACTACTCCGGGGTTGCCGGGACCGCTAGGCGCGGCCCTCCATGACCGTGATGTTGGTGAACGTGAAGCGGACGGCGGCGAAGATGTAATCCCCGAAGGCGTACTCCTCGTCGGCAACGGTGAACGCCGACCAGATAGTGTCGGTGGCGAACTGCGGAACGGCCGTGAAGGCGTCTACCAGGCCGTCGATCAGCGTATCGAAGGCGGTCATCGCCTCCTCGTTGTCGGTGATGCGTCGCACGACGACGACCGACGGGCTCATGGTCCGCGTGCGGGTGCCGCTGTCGTGGGTGACCGACTCCGGGCGGTTCTCGATGAACGCGGCCGGCAGGTCGGCGAGCGACTCGGGCCGGGCCGGATAGGCGCGCAGCAGCTCGGCCGGGTGCGCCGTGATGTAGGCGTTGAGAACGCCGAGGATGCCCGCGACGGTGTCGGTGCGGAATGTCGTCGCTGTCATGCCGCGTCGTTCCAGTCCTTGATGATGGCCTCGGTGCCGAGGTTCTCCTTGATGGCCCGCTTGGCGGCCGGAACGAGGTACGGCTGCGCCTTGGTGCCTGGATGGTTGACGGCCCGGCGGGTGTAGACGTAGTTGCCGCCCGCCCGGTTGGCACCTCGCGTCGCCTTGCCGGTCAACCTGACGGGCGTGCCCTTCTCAGGCCACGCGAGGAAGCCCTTGGCGCCGACCGGGATCTTGTGCGGGCGCGTCCCGAGCTCGACGTAGGCTGCGTACCCTGCCGTGGCCTTGACGATGGTGTAGTCGTCGGTAAGCGCGCCCGGCTGGATGCTGCCCGCGAGGTTGCCGGTCTTCTTGAACCGCAGCGCGTTGAGCTTCGCGTTGCGGACGGCCTCGAGCTGGATCTGTTGGAGCATCGTGCGCCCGCTCTTGGTCTTGATGGCGTCGAGCCGGCGCAGCAGGGCGTCGGTGCCTCGGACGTTGCTCATACCACGGCCACCGCGGTACGGATCGTCCACGTCTTGACCATGACCTGATAGGCCATCGGCAGGTAGGACAGGTCGACCTCGGTGCCGGTCAGGGTGTCGACGTAGGACGACGAGCCGCCCTTGGCCCGCCAGTAGAGCCACGCCGCGAGCTCGAGGACGGCGGCCTTGACGTCGCCCGGCGTGGACGGGTGCCCGACGGTGCCCACGACGACGAGGTCGTTGGGCGTGCCGCCCCTGAGACGTGCGCTGTCGAGGTTGGCGTCGAACCAGCCCGCGTGCGCCAGGTACCAGTCGCCGGCCGCGGTGTCGTAGTACTGAATCTGGATGTTCGCTGCGACGTCAGGGTTACGGCGGTCGGTCAGGAACCAGACGTCGGTGCCCTCGGTCATCGTCACGCCCTGGAGCGTCACGACGCGCGTGGCGTCGCTGTACGGGCGGTCATGAATGACGAGCGACCGCTGGCCGTCGGTGCTATAGCGGTGCGTGACGTTGGACGACACGGCGAAGATGCGGCCGGTGTCGTTCTCGGCCATCGCGGTCGCGTTGGACGCGACGGACGCGAGCAGCACGTCGTCGTCTGTCCCCGTCTTGCCGAGGTAGGTCTTGAGTTCTGTCAGGGTGACGAGCGGTGCGCCCATGTGACTCCTACGCGGCGGTCTCGACCGCGGCGGCGGCCTCGAAGAGTGCGGTGAACTGGTCGGCGGCCTCGTCCCAGTCGAACGAGCGCCGGATGTGTGCGCGGCCCGCGTCGCCGAGCGCCTTGCGGCGGTGCGGACGGGCCAGCAGGTCGATGACGGGCTGGGTGAACGCGCGGGCGTCCGGGTGGCCCCAGTCCATACCGTAGGTCGAGTGGTAGCGGACGGCGTCGCCGTAGGCGTCGTGGAGCGGCGGGATCAGCACGCCGCCAGGTCCGACGACCTCGGCCTCGGCCGCCCAGTCGGTGACGACGACCGGCACGCCGCAGGCCAGCGACTCCGCGAGCGTGAGCCCGAAGCCCTCGCCGGACGTGGTCGAGACGTAGAGGTCCGAGGCGTTGATGAGCGCGACGAGGCCCTCGGTCGGTAGCCCGGTCCAGGTGTCGTGCGCGTCGGTGAGCTTGACCTGAGGCCAGAGGTCACGCGGCATTCGCGCAATCTCCTCGAACAGATTGCCGCCCTCGTCCTGTGGCCGGCAATGGACCAGGACGACCGCGTCGGGATCGGCCGCGAGCACGGGCGTCATCGCCTGTAGGAACAGGTGATAGAACTTGCGCGGCACATGGCGGTCGTAGCGGAGGATGATCTTCTGCTCTGGCCGGAAGCCGAATGCCGCCTTGCACGCATCCTTGGTGCGGAGCACCTTGCCGTCCCAGAGCACGGGATCGGTGGCACTCACCGGGTGAAACGTCGCGGTATCGACGCCGTGATAGACCATCGGCACCGCGCGCCCGAGGTGCTCCTCGATGACGCGCTGGCCGTAGAGGCTCATGGACACCGGGAGGAACTGCGTCTCGCCCTTGCCTGACGGGTCGTTCCAGATATCCCGCCAGCTCACCGGGAGATTGTCGCCCTCGATTGGGCAGTAGTGCCATACCGGCACCGACAGCCACGCCGACGTGACCTCCTTGCCGATGTGGCCCTGGAAGCCCGACATATCCGAGACGACGAGCACCTGGTCGGGCTGCCACTTGTCGTCGCGGTCGAGCTTCGTCCAGAGCGTGCCGTCGATGGCGCCCGTCGAGATGTTGCCGCCGAAGCCGTCTCCGAACATCGCCGCCGGCCAGATGCGCCCGGCGAGCCGGCCGTTGACCGGCTCCCCGCGATGGTTGACCGCGAGGACCCGGACGTCGATGCCGCCGAGCAGGAACCGCGCGGCGAGCTCCTGCGTGACGCGGCCGAAGCCGGTATGGCTCCAGTGGCCGAAGATCAGGAGCCTCATCGGACCAGCGCCCGGTAGGGGTTGGGCTGCTGGATGATCTGGACGAGCGCCTCCACTAAGGCGCCGGGGATGAGTGTCTCGAAGGTCTGAGTTCGGCCGCACACTCGGCATGTCCACGTGATGCGCGCTCCCGCGCTCGGTCCCTTCTCCCAACGGTGGCGACCGTCTAGCAGCTTCACGGGAGCACCTGCGCGAACATCGCGCGGATCTGCTCGGCCTCGGCCTCGGCGTTGACAACCTCGCGGAAGCGGGCCGCGGCGGCGTCACCCACCCGAGCCCGCAGCTCCGGGTCGGCGTTGAGCCGGTCGATGATGGCGACCGCCTCCGATGACGACTTGTCGGTCAGGTCAAAGGACGTGACGCCCTCGTGCCAGAGCGGGCCGGCCAGTTGCGAGCGGTAGTACCACTCGTACCCGACGACCGGGCGCCCGACGGCGAACCAGTTGTGGATGACGTGGCCGAAGCCGTCGCTCCATATCTTCGTGTGCCAGGCGACGTCGGAGTCGAGCATCGCGTCGGCCACGCCGCGGCAGGTGTTGAGGTTGCCGCGCGCGAACTCGTCCTCTGCCACCGACCCATACGATCCATAGACGCGCCAGTCGTAGGCCGGTCGCAGCGTCGCGGCATCGCGGAACTGGTCGTAGCCGCTGGCGTTCTCGGCGAAGCAGTTGACGAACGACGAGACGACCATC